ACAAGACCTGTTTATCAAGGTATCGACCAATCTAAAATCGTTCCTTTATTAGTAGGAGCAATTCAAGAACTAAGAGCAGAAATCGAACTATTAAAATCACAATTAAACGCTTAATAAAATGGCAAACACTTACAAATGGGTAATTAGCGGACTGCATACCCGATTAAACAACGAAGAATTAGGATTAGAGAAAGTAATTGAATCAATCCATTGGAGATACCAAGCAGAAGATGCAGAGGGTAATATCGCTGATGTATATGGCTCAGTAGGACTTGAAGCACCTGAAGCAGATGCCTTCAAACCTTTTGAAGAAATTACTCAGGCAGATGTAGAGGCTTGGTTAGAATCTAAGTTAGTAGTAGAAGCACTACAAGCAGGATTAGATGCTAAGTTAGAAGCGATTGCTAATCCTACACACGAAACGCTACACCTAAGCGAATAATTCGTTCCAGAGTAATTTTAAATTACTTATCTTAGGGCAAAACCTAAATTATGCAATTAGAAGAACAATTTTTAACTGAATTAAGAGAGCAAGAATCTAAGAAACAAGCAATCCTGCACGATCTTGGTGTTCTGGAAACTCAGAAGCACAATCTACTTCACGCATTTGCCAACATTCAAGGCGAACAAGAGAAGACTAAGACTGCTATTGAGGAAAAGCACGGTAAGATCAATGTGAACTTAGAAGATGGCTCTTTTGAGAAAATCGAAGGGGGCGAATAGCCCCTTTTAAAATAATGACAGATACCAAGATATCATTCTTTGCAGGTTATATTTTTACCGCAGCTTCATCGGTTAGTTTATTAGGATTCGTAAATGCTGCTATTATCGGATTAGTTGGTGGATTCTTTGGTCTATTAGGCAAAGAGGCTTATTACTACATTAAAAATGAGATAAAACAATGGCAACAGAAATAAGCGAAAACACACAAGTTACTCTTGATTTAAAGACAGTAGGCTTAATTATTGCAGGTGCTTTATCTCTTGCAGGAATGTGGTTTGCTTTACAGAAAGATATCCAAGAGGCTAAAGAACTTCCTAAACCAGAAATTAGCAGAACAGAGTATGATCTGAAAGATGAACTTATCAGAGAGACTATTATGAATACCCAAGAAAAGGTAGATGAGAATGGTAAGAAACTCGATAAGATAGAGGAACGATTGTTTAATCTAACTACTCAAAAATGATTCGTGCTTGGTTATTTTTATTATGGGCATTATTTAGTGCTAAGATTTATTCTCAGAACATTTCTATTGTTCAGGTAAACGCAGAGTGGAATAGCAGAAATAGTATTACTCTAAATCATATCAAGGGTGCTAAAGTATCTTTTGGTTACTTAGAAGAACAACCTGAGAGTTTAAGAAAGCAGATCAAAGCAGTACCTACTATTTTAGTGTTTAAAAATGGAGAGTTAGTACATTATTGGAAAGCAGACCTCAGCTTCAAACTAAGAGTTAAAGAAGAAGAAATACAAGAATATATAAATTCAATTCAATGAGATATTTAATCCTTTTACTACTACTTACAAGCTGTGCATCTCAAAAGGTAATTCACCAAGAAGATGTAACAGCAAGAGCAGGGTGGTTAGAATCAACAGAGGACAATCCGATTATCAATGTTATTCAGAAGCACTATAAGAATAACGATGTGGAGATTATCATCAAAAAAAAACTAACGACTGACTATGTTAAGGTAAGGTTAAGTAGAAAGGGTAAGGAGATATCTAAAAGAACTGTAAAGAATAATGAAGCTAACAGAACACATTACATACGCTGAGGCTTGTCATTCTTATACTGCTAAGAAACTCGGTATTCGTAATATTCCTAACGAGTATGAGATGTGGAATATGGTCGTTTTAGGTACTCACATCTTTGAGCCTCTTAGAGATTGGGTAGGAGGTGCTATCAAAATCAATTCTTTCTTTCGATCTAAAGAACTTAACAAAGCTATCGGTGGCTCAGAACGCTCACAGCATTGCGAGGGTAGAGCGATTGACCTCGATGACTGCTATGGTCATAAGACTAACGCAGAGATGTTTGAGTACATCAAAGAGAACTTAGACTACGATCAACTTATTTGGGAGTTTGGAGATGATAGTAATCCAGATTGGGTACACATCTCTTATGTGGACAAAGACACGAATAGAAAACGAAACCTAAGAGCCATTAGAGAAAACGGTGGCACGATATATAAAGTGATATGAAAAAGCCTTTTAAAGAAACAAAAGTAGGTAAGCTACTAAGTAAAGCGAGTGGATTATTGCCTGAGGGTGGTGTATTAGGCGTTTTAAAGCAAGTTATCGACACAGATGATACTTTGTCCCCAGAAGAAAAAGAAGAAGCACACAGAGCCTTAATAGAGGCTTATAAAGCTGAGGTAGCTGATAGAGATTCTGCACGAAGTAGAGAAGTAGGAGTAGCACAAGCAGGAAAGAAGGATTATCTGATGTTTATTACAGGTATGGTAGGGTTACTTTCTTTTGTTTTTGTGATCTATGCTACTGTGTATGTACCAAGCGTTTTAGATAATGACCTTTTTGTTCACTTAATGGGTATGATTGAGGGTATAGTTGTTTCTAATTTATTTGCTTATTATTTTGGAACGTCAATGAAAGATTCAAAATAATTTATTATAATTGCATTGTAGCTTATGCGTCTAAGAACTCGATTCGGCTACAAGACTAAAGGTGCAAGAATGGGGGGCAGTCAAAGCACCACCTCAACCGTAAGCTAAACGAGGGACTGTACTTCATAGGAGAAGTGGAATTAGCGAGTGTATTTAACCTATTAAAGATACACACCCGTTATGTGTCCGACATCTGTGGAAGCATAATATCTGGGTATGGTAAGGTAGGGCAACCTATACCCATTTGTGAACCAACAAACTATAAAAGCATAAATATCTAATCTTAATTCAACTATTAAATGACTATGACACTAAGAGAACAAATTGACCAAGTAGTAAAGAGTAACCTTAGTGATAGAGATAAAGTAGATGAATTATTTAGAATAGACTGTAAGATGTACACCGAATTAGGGTGTGATAGTACAAAGACTGAGATAGAAAAGACTAAAAAAAATAGTCGTATTATTTACCGAGCAGTACAGGATATCGACTTCTGGTTAGGTTCTGCTTGTTTAAGAACTCAGGATGATAAGAAGAAAGCCCAATAGAACTCAGAGTACTAAAAAACCTGCTCCTAAGAAACCTTCACGATCTAAGATAGTACAGAAGTTAGATACTGTATTCTCTCTTTATATACGCACTAAACACGCTAAGAATGGTGTATGCACCTGTTGTACTTGTGGTAGGAAGTTTGAGATTAAGAAAATTCAAGCAGGACACTTTCAATCTCGTAAGCACTACTCTACACGATGGGATGAGTTAAATGTACATCCACAATGCCCTAAGTGTAATGTATTCTCTCAAGGCGAACAGTATGAGTACTCTAAGTTTCTGGATAGAACCTACGGAGAGGGTACTGCAGATCAGATGGTAGTAAAAGCACGAGAAGTAGTAAAGTTCTCTACTTATGAACTTGAGGAGATGATAGAGTACTATCAGAAAGAATTAAAGAAACTTACCTAAACACGCTTTGAGCAACCTAACCAATACCTTATATTTATAGAGTCTTAATTCTGTCTTTGTTTGTAATCAGGGGAGTGGTTTTTATAGCTGCTCCTCTTTTTTTTTGCATTTTTTTACTAACTGACTTGCACGAATCAAAAAGTTGTTTAAATTTGTTAAAAATCAAATTAATTATGGACATTAAGACACTTTACAACAAGAGCCTAATCACATACGAGATATGTGAGGATGTACTTAATCGTACTGCTTTCTACAAGCCAAGTGAGTACGAATTAAGATTAGAAGATGGTAAAATCATCTTAGACATTTTTTCTCAGCCGAGTACGACTGAATACGATCTGGAATCTCATCATTTAGGTATTTAGTTATGGACTCAGTAAGAAAATTTGAAGAACTTACCTTTAGACAACAATTAGAGCAGATTGATGCCCTAAGAGATGAGAACACTAAAGGATTATTTGAGGTAATAGAAATGAAAAACAAACGACTTACCTACAATGAGGCACGAATAGAAGCCTTACTAAAGCACATCGAAGAGCTGAACATCGAAATCTTAGAATTAGAATTTAAATTAAAACAAGCACAAAATGCAATTAACGAGTAGAATTACAAGCATCACTCCGAACGGTGAGTGGTCAAACGGACAGAGAACATTCAACAAGTACAGACTTACTTTTGCGAATGGTGATAACCTTAGCTTCTTAGCGGTAGGTGATTTTAAAGGACAAGTAGGCGAGAATCTAACTTACCAGAAAAATGAAAGCAATCAAACAGGAAAGGTCATTAGAGAAAATAACTTTCAAAATCAAGGCTCTTATTCTGCACCTGCAAGTACGGGAAGCAAGAAAGAAGACACGCAAACTTACATCATTAGACAATCAATGATTAAAGCTGCAATCGACTATCACGCTTTACAAGCACACGGACACGCTTCAGAGAATGATGTGATTAACACAGCAAGAAATTTCGTAACCTTTATAAATAATGGATAAAATGCAAATAAAAGGAAAAATCAAAGTTATTGGTCAGACTAAGACTTTCGGTAGTGGCTTCACAAAGCGAGATGTGGTAGTAACAACTCAAGAGCAATACCCTCAAGATATCTTAGTAGAGTTCACTAAGGATAACTGCGAGACTTTAAACAACTACAAAGTAGGGGATCAAGTTGAGGTAGCTATCAATCTTAGAGGTAGAGAGTGGACATCACCACAAGGAGAAGTAAAGTACTTTAATTCTATTCAAGGATGGAAGATTGGTGCTACTGAAACAGAGGTAACTGTAGAGGCTCATTCTCCAGACAGAGAAGATGATGACTTACCTTTTTAATAACAGGGGGGACTAACAATCCCCCTTTTTTATTATCTTAGAACAAAAGACAACCAATGATAGTAAACATAGCAAAGACACTTGAGACACTAAACGACATACGAACAGGCAAAATAAAAGAAGGACTTAAATTAGGAATAGAAGAAATAGATACTTACTTCAGATTCAAAAAAGGATTTACAGTAGTATTAGGACACGCAAATACAGGTAAGACACAAACAATGCTTTATTTAATGTTTCTATATACAATCAAACATAATATCAAGTGGCTGATATTCTCCTCTGAGAACGCACCACATTCGTTGTATAAGAAACTTATAGAGTTCGACACAGGATTACCACTTAATAAGATTCCAGAAGATGAGGTTAGAAAGCGATTGATTAGATTATCACTAAACTTTCAGATCATCGACCCTTCAGAATTATACACATATAAAACACTACTATCGGAAGCTAAGGAGATTAAAAAAGAGTTTAACTATGATGGATTCTTGATAGACCCGTACAACTCCTTAGTAACCGATGTAGCTGCAGCTAAGTTAGGAAAGCACGAGTACGACTACTTAGCAACAACTGAGTTTAGACAATTCTGTACTGAAATGGATTGTGCCTTGTGGTTAAATACTCACGCTAACACCGAAGCACTTAGAAAGCAACATACAGCTTCACATCCTTACGCAGGACATCCTATACCTCCAATGGCTTCAGATGTAGAAGGTGGGGGTAAGTTTATCAACCGTGCTAATGACTTCTTAGTGATTCACAGGTACTTGGCTCACCCAACGGATTGGATGTACTCACACATTCACATCAAGAAGATAAAAGATATAGACACAGGAGGTAAGCCTACGATGATGGATGAACCGATTAAACTCAGATCAGTTAAGAACAATGTAGGATACGAGATAGAAGGTAGAAACTTAGTACAACATATTAAACAATCCCTAACCAACTAAATAATAAAGGAATATGATTATTCAAATCGGAGATCGACAGATACATATCCAATTAGTGCCTACTTATGGGTTAGCACTTGGATATCTGTTCTACAATCCACTACAAGAACCAGACACAGACGAGATAGACGAAGACGATTATTTTGAAAGACACACAGTCTTACTAACGCTCTTTGCTCTAATCGTTACTGTATGGAAATCCTAAAGAAGCTATTTGAAAGGCATAAGGATTGGTGTGATATTGTGCAGTCTTTTGGATGTAATCCAGAAACCGCAGAGGATATAGTCCAAAGTATGTACCTGCGTATCGGTAAGTTAGTAGCAGATGGTAAGGATATCACCTTTGGAGATGATGTAAATCACTTCTACATATTCAGAACCTTAACTACTATCTTCTTAGATCACAAACGTAGAGAACGCAAAGAAGGAGACTTTGATTTTGATAACTACGATATAGAAGACGAGCAAGAGGTGGAGTACAAAAAGAAATACGAAATCATCTTAGAGGAGTTAGATAATATGTATTGGTACGATAAGAAGGTGTACGAGATTATCGAATCTGGAGAGAGTATCTCAGAACTCAGCAGAAAAACAAATATCAGCTACTACTCACTCTACAATACTTATAAGAAAGTAAAGAATTATTTAAAAGATAAGATATGAAGCTAATAACAAAAGCAGGAACTTACGAAACTGATACTTTTTGGCAAATGATTATCGAAGTATTAAAACACAGATTTTGGCACTTAAAAACTCACGGCAAATGGATGGATTAAAAAAAATAGGATGCTATGTTAAACTTGGAACAATGGTACACGCAATTACTGAGCTGCTTACTTTTGGTAATGCGTATCGGGTCGCTTTTTGGATTGCACGACAATTCGGTAGAAACGATTGTGGCTGTCATAGGCGAGAGTTATTTTTAAATTGCTTAACCTGTAAAGAGGAATGCGATGAGTGAGGATGATAAATTACTCTGGGAAGAAGTAAGACCCAAAAGAACAGCTACCTACTATCAGAGGACTGTAATGGCTGATCTAATGACTAAGTACTACGGAGCGAAACATAAAGTACCCTGTGCTTGTCCAAGTACGATTAAAGAAATAATAGGACAATTAGACAAACTGAATGACAATTAACGAAGCAGTAATCGAAGTAATGAATATTGATGGGTGGAATCTTAAATTAGAAACTCCATCGGTAGCTACGGGTATCACAGGAAAGGGTAAGACTTGCAGAATGATTATGAGAATAAACAAAGAGCAAAATGAGATTATCCTAAGCAGAAAAGATTATAGAACACTTATGAGTAGTCCTGAAGAAGTAAAGCTGTATTTCTACGCTAATCCTAAAGCGAATTATATCTATTGGCTTAATGATCTAATTGTAGGAGAGCCTGTTGAGGTGGTAAGCGACACTACACTATTCGGTGAAGTGAAAGTAGGATACTACTTAGAAGAATCCCAAGCATCAATAACTAATAAGTATGATTTCTAAAGAAAGAAGAAATTACTCAAATAAAGCAGGTAGAGATGCTGAACTTAAATTTAAATTCTTAGTTGAAAAACGAGGTAATATAGTAATAGAATCCTCTGAAGAAGAAAATATCTATAAGCATATTGATTTCTGGGTAAATAATAAGAGTATAGATGTTAAGGGTTCAAGACATTTAAATTGTATTTGGTTAGAAATTAAAAATGTACACGGAAAGAAAGGGTGGTTAGAATCCGAAGTTGATTACATAGCTTTTGATGTTGAGGAGTTAGAATCTTTCTGTGTATTTAATCGTAGTGATCTTTTAATGTTTATTCAAGATAATGTTCGAGAAACAGCTAAAGACAAAACAGAATTTATGAAGTACTACACTCGATTAAACAGAAGAGATGTACTTGTTAAAGTAAGATATGATGATATAAAACATTTACTAATACAAAAATTAAATTATGCCACTACCTAAACCTACACCAACAGAACAAAGAGAGGAGTTTATCCGCAGATGTATGGGCGATGCAGTAATGAAAAAGGAATATCCTAACAATGCTCAACGCTTGGCAATCTGTGCAGTTCAATGGAGAAAGTAGAATTTTTTGAGAATCCGATACCTGCTTACCTATACAAGCAGTTTAACAGAGATCGCCTCTTAGCACGATTTTTCTATTCAAGTAGAGTAGGTAAGTGCGTTAAGATATTCGATGATTACTATCAATCTGTAGAAGGAAAGATAACTAAGGAGGGGTGGACTGAGTACTACTTAGCAAGAGTCGAAAGACAAAACTTAGTAGCACCTGCTCACTTTATAGCAGATAAGTATCGTTTAGAGATGCACGAAGCTGCGGAGTTTGTTTTATTCAGAGTAGTCGGTCAGACTTGGAACGGAATGATGAATGAGGTAAATTGCATTAATCACCTACAAGAGTGGTTTCCGAATGTGGAATTTAGAAAGACTACTTATCAAGTAGATGAGGAGTACTGTACGGATTGGGAAGGGTTTTCTAATGGAAAACTTTTATTCGGTCTCCAGATTAAGCCTGAGTCGTATCACTTTATGAACTCACCTCACCAGAACAGAGCAAAGGAGTTCGATCAGGAGAAGATAGCTAAGTACAAGGATAAGTTCGGAGTGGCACACTTCTTTGTGTTCTATTCGAACAATAAGTTTATTCACTCACAGCCTTTATTCAATCAGATTAATACCTACTTGGCACTTAGTATAAATGTGCAGCTATAAAATTTTTTTTAAAAAAGTTTTGTAATTAACAAATGTTTATTTACATTTCATAAAAATTAAGACAGAAATGTACGATAGATTAGAACCTTACAAAGAGATGGAGTACTCTGCTAATATGGAGTACATCCTCTCTATCTTAAAGAAGCAAAAGGAGAACAAGCCTTCTGAGGTGGTCGATAAGATGATATCTGCTTGTTTAGAGATTGTGTACTATGTGAATGGTTTACACATCAACAGACGAGCCTACGAACACATCATCTCAGAGCAGCACGAATCTAAGAGAGCGTTAAAACTCAAACTTAGAGAATTACAAGAACAATTAGAAGATATAGAATTAAACAACAAATTAGACAATGAAACAAGAGGGAATGACTAAACTATCATCGGGTATTACGGTGGTACGAGAATTAGAAAACGGAGTATTAAAGATCAGAGCCTATCATCCTGTGGAGTGGGAGTTCAAAAAACTTCAATGGTGGAACAAGGCAAAGCAAACTATTAAAAGACTAATCAATGGATAGTATTACTTTATTAGATGGTTCTACTTGGGATAAGCAGGAACTATTAGAAAAGATGAATGATGATACATTTTACTACGGGTACTTATCGAAAGCTGCTCTTAGTTCCTCATCACTTAAACTACTCTTAGATTCACCTAAGACTTACTACAATGTTACACAGTACGGAAACGAGGAGAGCCAAGCACTAAGAGATGGATGGTTATTCCACACAGCGATCTTAGAACCTGAAGTATTCTCATCTCAGATATTTGTAGATGTACAAAGTAAGAATACGAAAGCCTACAAAGAAGCGAAAGAAGAACACGGTAAGGTATTCACTATGGCTGAGAAGAACGATGCAGAGCGAATCGCAGATGCATTTCTTAGAAATACTAAAGCAGTAGAACTCATTAGAGATTCAGAGTTTGAAGTGCCTGTAATCGGTGATGTAATGGGATTCCCTTTTAGAGGTAAAGCAGATGTACTTAGTAAGAATCGAATCGTAGATTTAAAGACCACTACAGATATCAAAGCCTTCCCTTACTCAGCTAAGAAGTACTCTTATGATGTACAATGCTATCTCTACTCGAATTTGTTTAAAATGGATTATAAGTCCTTCGTTTTCTTAGTAATCGACAAAAAGAGTTTAGATATCGCAGTCTATCATTGCTCAGAGGAGTTCTACTATTCAGGAGAGCAGAAGATCGAGAAAGCCTTAGAGATTTACGATACATACTTCTTACAAGCTGCAGACTTAGACCAATATTATTTAGAAGGAATTTTATGATAGACGAGATTGTAGAAAGAGTTGTATCTTTATTTAGGAGCAGATCAGAAAGAGGTATCCAGAAATACGGAACAACATTAGATAAAAACGAATTAAGTAATAGAGAATGGCTACAACATCTCCAAGAGGAGTTAATGGATGCAGCACTATATGTCGAAAAGATAAAATCAATAATAGATGAACAAGAGAGTAGAACGACTGATTAGAGAAATTGAAAAGGAAGCAAGAATTGATTTATTCAGAAACACACGAAAGAGAGAATACACAGAAGCACGAGCCTTATTCAGCTACTTCCTAAGAAACTACTTCGGATACAAACTACACGAGATCGTAGAGATATATAACCAGAACGGATTTAAAACTCATCACGCTACTATCCTGTATGCGAACAGAAACTATAAGGATTCTTATTTGCCATTCTCACGCTTTCTAAAGGACTTAGATGAGAAGATGTATATCAAGTTCGGCAATCATCAAGAAGTGAAGCTACGAAGCCTTAAAATGCGAATAGATAGCCTTCC